TCCCTGTGGCAGGGCCCGGGCCCGCGGCCCCCGGCAGGTGCCGGCCCGTCGCCCCGGCGACCGACGGCTACGCTGCGGCACGGTACCGGAGCTGGGGGCCTAACATCTCCCTGCCTCCTGACCGGCAGTTTCAGTACGGCTGGCCTGCCCAGGACTCATTCTCGGATAAGCGGTACATCACCGGTGGTGGTTTGCCGTGAGCAGGCTTCGCAAAGGCGTACACACGGTCACGGTAACCCCCGTACAGCCCTCGGCTGGTCCGTATGGGCCAGAAGAGCCCGCAACCCCCGTCACGGTGCGATGCAACGTGCAGCCAGTCTCATCTAAAGAGGCTGCGGGGCTCGTTGAGGGTGTCCAGACTGTTTACCGTGTGAAGTACTTCCACCAGGAGCATGGGCAGGCACCATGGCCTGGCGGACCGTACTCACGCATCGAATGGGACGGCCGCGTGTTCGAGCAGAGAGGCGAAGCTATCCTCTCGTCGATGTCTGCGACGACCTCACACTACAAGGTGCTGATGGTGGACCCGTCGGCGGAGGTGAAGTAGCGTGTCATTCCAAGCAAGAGCCGATATCGAGCTCATCGCGGCACGGCACGCATCCCGTGACCCAAAGTTCGCCGCGCTTGCCCGCAAAGGCAAGGCGCTGGTGGACGCTGAGGTTGCCCGCGTGTACGCAACCCCAGAAGGGCGCGTCACTGGCGCGTACCGTGAGTCCTTCGGGTTTGTGCGTGAGCCGACTAAGCGCGGTGTGATGGACTACCTCATCTTCACTACGGATCCGCAGGCTCACATTATCGAGTGGGGGCATGTGACGAAGGACGGCGGGTGGGAACCCGGCAAGTTCGTGTTCACGCGCGCTCTACAGAATGCGAGGGCGCTCTAATGAAGACCATTGACACGCTCGGACTCGTTGAACACCATCTGCAGGGGATTGGTGGGGCGCTGTTCTTTCAGGCTCCTACTGACTTGCTGCGGCGGCTACCGGCGTTGATTGTTGAGCAGTCCGCACCGACGCATTTTAGCGACAACCTGGATAACCCGTCACTGTCGGCAGTGGCTACGGTGACGTTGAATGCGTTGGCTGAGCGTCGAGTGGATGCTCAGCAGTTGTGTGCTGACGCGTTTAGCCGCCTGTTCGATAGTGTGCATGAGGTGACTGAGTTGGGGTGGGTGAGCCGCTGTACGGAGGTTCAGCAGCCGCACCTGGTTCAGCACAAGTACGAGGCGTCCCGCCTGTTTCAGTACACTGCGGCGGTTCAGGTGGTTTTTCGCCAATCTCCTAATGCCGGTTAGCCCCGGCTCTGTTGTTTTATAGACCTGTATATGGAAGGAGGGCTGATGTCTAAGCTTGATGAATCGCTCGACGCGACTACTATTGCGAACATTGGCCATATTTATTACGCCCCTGTTGGCACTGAGTTTCCGAAGCTGAACACCTTTGAGTTCACCGGCGAGGACTGGGGAGCCTGGGAGTGGTTTGGCGATACCTCGGCAGAGACTCTGCCGGAGTTCGAAGAGGACGATGATAAGGACTCGAACAAGGACACTTGGGATCGTAAGGATACCCGCACTGGTGGTTCAATTACTGGCACCATTAAGAGTGTTTCTCCGTCGAAGACCTTCTGGTCTGTTGTGAAGGAAGACGGCATCGAGGAAGAGGACGGTTACGTTACTACTAGCCGTACCCGTGGCAAGACCCACGCTCTGCTTATCGTCGTTGAAGACGGTAGCACCCTGACTGGTATCGGCTACTACGTCGCTACGCTGAAGGCTGGCTTGCTTGGCCTTGATCGCGAGAAGTACACCGAAGTGCCGGTGAAGGTTACTGTGAAGCCGGACGGTCAGGATCGCTGGCACAAGACCTTCTACCCGGTGAAGCGTCAGTCTGCCGCTGCGCCTGCTGTTCGTGCCGCCGATGTGGCCGCTTAGTAACTGAATATTTGGTTGTTGTAGCCGCCTCGCCCCTTTTTGGCAGGGGAGGGGCGGCTACACTTCTACCCCTATAGGAGAACCCTGTTATGACTACTGCTCGTAAGAAGATGCCCGCTGACCGTAAGGCGCCGAAGGTTCCTTTTAAGAAGCTGCCTGGTGCTAAGTATTTCCGCCCGCTCAATGAGATTGACCCGATTGATGCCCTAGAAGCGGTGGAAGCACTGCAGGGGCTTGATATTGATGTTGATGACTTCACTAACCAGGACATGAAGCTGCTGGTGAAGGCAGTCGTGAATGACACGTTCATCGTTGACGTGGAGACGTTCCGCAAAGAGTTTTATAACGCTGCCAATCTGTTGCCTGCGATTCAGACTGTGTCTGCCTTTGTGGAGGAGCTGGGAAAAGGCATGCGCTCGACCAGTTCTTCTCAGAGCACCAAGAGCTAGTTGGTGATTTCCTCGCCCTGTTCGGTGTGAACCCGTTCGAGATGGTTTGGGTTGAGGATCTGCGCCCGGTCCAGGCCCTGCTGGGTCGGGTGCAGTACGAGGAGCGTTCTCTGTTCCGTGCTTTGGAGCTTGGGAACTCTGACCTGTTCGGGTGGGGCAATGAGGCTTATCTGCTGGCTGGTGTGGTCAATGGTGTGAATACGCAGGTGAAGGGCAAGCGGTTGACGGCTTCACAGCGTGTGAACCCTCCGCAGCCTGTCAAGAAGAAGAAAGAACGCGTCGGCGTTGATATGCGTCAGCCAGTGGAAAAGATGGACCTGTCTCGGATGGTTCCAGCGAAATACCGTTAGGGGGTTTAGTCGATGGCGTCGATTGGCAAGATGTCTATCCGTGTTTTCCCGGATACGTCGAAGTTTAAAGCTGATCTGAAGAAGGATTTGGCCGCGCTAAAGGGGCAGTTGCGGACTGCTGTTGATGTTGAGGCGCGTGTTGATCAGGCGTCTCTTGTTCAGACGAAGGCTCGCCTGGCGGGTATCGCTAAGGATTTTAAGACCCATGTGACGGTGGATGCGCAGACTCGTAAGGCGTCTGCTGCATTGGGTGTGTTGACGCGTCCTCGTACTGCTGAGGTGCGTGTGGTGCTTCAGGGTTTGGATGCGGCGAAGGCTGGTTTGGCGTCGCTGGCTGGCGGTAATGTCGCGTCGGTTGGGTTTGGGCATGCTAAGGAAGTTGCCTCGAATTTTGACCGTATTGCGGTTTCTGCTGGTGCGGCGGCGACGAAGATTGCGGCTATGAGTGCGGCAATGAGTGCTATGGCTGGTAATGCGGCTATGGTGGCTGTTTCGATGGCGCAGATTTCTGGTGCTGGTCTTGCTCTGCCGGGCATTATGAGCGGCTTCCTGGTGGGTCTGGCGTCTAGCGCTGATGGTCTGCAGAATATCTTGCTCGCTATTGGTGAGCTCCAAGGTGGTTACAACGGTGGCTTTGGCTGGCTTGAAGACGCCCTCAGTACCGCGCGTTACTTGCACAATGAGGATTTCTGGTCTGCTGGAAAGGTAGGGCTTAAGGACCTTCTAGAGAATGGCATCAAGCCTTTTTTGGACGAGTATGTGAAGCTCGGCAAGATTACCGGCGTTTTCTGGTCTGAATTCTTCCGTGGTATGTCAAATGGCATCGTCGCGGTTGGTGGCATGGCTCAGCTGTTCAAGCCGCTTCACGACTCGTTCGCTATCGCGTCTGAGGGCGCGGCGCCTTTTATGGAGGCGATGGTTCGTCTCGGCGCGGTCGGTGGTGAGTATCTGCCTCGCATGGCGGCCGCGTTCACCGAGGTCTCGAACGCGTTCCTGAGCTGGGTTACCCAGGCTCAAGAGACTGGTCGTATCAACGAGATTATCGACCGCGGCATCACGAACGCGAAGCTTTTTGGCGGAATCCTAGTCGATGTCGCAGGCGTCATCAACGGTGTTGCTAAGGCGGCTGAAGCCGCCGGCGGTGGCGGCCTGCAGGGTCTAGCTGCGGCGTTTGACGCAATCAATAAGGCGGTGAACGGCCCGCTCATGCAGGGCGCGCTCACCACCGTATTTGAGGGCGCGTTCGCCGGCATGAAGAACCTCACCCCTGGCTTGTCCTCGCTGGCAGGCGCGTTTGAACAGCTCGCGCCGACTATCTCACGGTCGATGGAGAAGGCGGGCGCGGTCGTCAGCATCCTGCTTGACGGCATCGCCCAGGCTCTCCGCAACCCTGCCATCGCTGACGGCGTGCACAAGATGTTCGACGGTCTGGTAAAGGCTGCTATTGAGCTTGCTCCGGCGTTCTCGGCTGCGGCACCTGCTGTGGGTGCTCTGCTGGGTGCTATTGGTGAGATTCTGCCTATCATGGCGCCTCTGGTTACTCAGATTGTGCAGGGACTCGCCCCGGCGTTCGCAGATTTTAAGTCGTCGCTGGCTCCGGTGGTTGAGGTGCTCGCTAAGGGTCTTTCTGAGGCGCTGAAGATTATTTTGCCGGTTGTGGCTGACGTGGTGAAGGCGCTGGCTGAGTTCATGCGTAATAACCCGCAGTTGGCGGCGACTATCCTCGCTGTGGTGGGTGCCTTGGCTCCGTTGGCGCCGATTATTGGCACCGTCGTGTCCATCGTCGGCACCATTGCGTCCGTGATTGGTGCGATTCTCCCCGTCATCGGTGCTGTCGCTGGCGTCCTCGCGGGCCTGTCGGCCCCGGTGCTCGCGGTGGTCGCAGGCATCGGCCTGCTCGTGGCCGCTTTTGTGACCGCGCTCGCATCCAGTGAGCCTTTCCGCAATTCGCTGGCGCAGATTTTCCAGGGTCTCGTCACGATGGTCCAGCCGATTATCGCCGCGGTCATCCCGATGCTCGTCCAGATTGGCGAGGCTTTTATCGGGATGGTGACCACAGTGATTGGTGCACTCGTGCCGATGGTCACGACTATTGTGGAGATTGCCGCTCAGATTGTGTCTTTCCTGGCCCCGATCGTGGCTTTCCTCATCCAGACCTTCTCGCCCGCATTTGAATTCATCGGCAAGACCGTCTCGGACATTTTTGGATTCATCGGCAAGGTCATCGCGGATGCTGTGAACATCATCACGGGGATTCTGAATGTTTTCTTGTCGGCCCTGCGTGGCGATTGGGAGGGCGCATGGAATGGCCTCCTCAACGTACTGAAGGGCATCCTCGACTTTATCGTAAGCACCATCACAGGCGCGTTTGATGTCGTCATGCACATCTTCGAGAACCTCGCGAAAATGCTGGTGGACATCTGGACTAACCTCTGGAATGGCATTGGCGATTTTGTTGTTGGCGCGTGGAATGGCATCACCAAAGCCATTGGTGACGGCGTAGGGTCGGCTGTCGAATTTGTGAAGTCGATGCCTGGCAAAATTAAGGACGGTCTGGGCAACCTCGGCGGGCTACTGCTGGACTCCGGTAAGGCCTTGATTGGCGGTTTTATCGACGGCATTAAAAGCATGATTGGCGGGGCGAAGGATGCTGTCGGCGGCGTGCTGAAGGCCATCGGTGACTTCTTCCCCCACTCACCGGCGAAGGTAGGTCCTTTCTCGGGGCGCGGCTACACCACCCATAGTGGTAAGGCGCTGATTGGTGATTTTGCCGGTGCTATCCGTGCGGGTCGTGATGAGGTTGCGGATGCTGCCGGCTACGCGCTCGGTGGCGCGGACTTCTCAGTGGCTAGCGTCGCTGGACTGAGCACCCTTACGACTCCTGAGCCGGTATCTGTTGCAGCTACCGCCCAGCCGGGCGAAGGCGCTACCGCACAGAACGCTGAGGTGCTATCCCAGCTGGTAGATGTGCTGTCTCGCCTGGGCGCTGTAGACGAGCGTGCTTTCCTGCAGATGTCCCGACGAGCTGAAAGGGTCTACTAATGGCTGGATACATCGGTGAGCTGGGGCGTATGCACAAGATTCTGTGGCCGACCCCGGTTAAGGTCACTAACCCGACTCGGTATGAGGTGCAGTCTGCGCCGTCGCGCCGCTGGGCGTTTGTCACAACCCCGGCATGGGCGCGGCGGCGCGAATGGTCGCTCGATGTATCCGGCACGAACCGAGAGGTTACTGGGTTGGCGCAGCTGGTCGCAGGCGCGTTCGGATCTGGGCCGTGGCGTTTCATCTCTGACGAGGCGGCGGTGACGAACGTGCTCACGCCTGCCGAGTCAATGCTGGCTGGTATCGCTAATGGCGGGTTTTCGGGGGGGGTTTTTCCGGGGGGGGGTTACCCCCGCCACGTTTGACGTATTCGTCCAATGTCCAGCAATCGGGATTGGCGGTATCCACTTG